TGTTCCGTTTATTATTGAATTAGATGAGGAAGCAAAACTACCTCGTATTCGTTTAGAGAATCCAATAGGATCCTATCCAGAGTTTGACCGCTATGGTCGTTGTATTGCTTTTGCTAAACGCTACGTACTTACCTTAGGTGAGTTAGTAAGTCAGTTCCCTGAGTTTGAAAGAGAACTATTAGGTCAACAAGGTTATACCCAAGATTTAAATTCACAGATAGAGATGATCCGTTACTACGATAAAGATCAATCAGTCATCTATGTACCAGCAAAACAAAATTTAATATTATCACAGGCTACTAATCCACTAGGCAAGATAATGGTAATTGTTGCTCGTAAACCATCTATTGATGGTGAGTTACGTGGACAGTTTGATGATGTATTAGGGATTCAGTTACTACGTAATCGCTTTGCTTTACTTGCTATGGAGGCTGCAGAGAAATCTGTACAGGCCCCTATTGTACTCCCACAAGATGTACAAGAACTACAACTGGGTGGCGATGCGGTTATCCGTACCTCTAATCCAGCAGGTGTTCGTAGAGTAGAACTTACCTTACCACAGGGTGCATTTACTGAGCAGACTTTACTTAATCAAGAGTTAAGAGTAGGAACTCGTTACCCAGAATCAAGAACTGGAAACGTTAGCGCATCTGTTGTTACTGGCCAAGGTGTACAGGCTCTTATGGGTGCCTTTGATACACAAGTTAAATCAGCACAAGCAATCTTTGCTGCAGCACTTCGTGATGTAATTGGTCTTTGTTTTGAAGTTGATGAAGTGCTTTACCCTGAAGAAAAAACAATTCGTGGTGTGGACTCAGGTTCCCCATATGAGATTACCTACAAGCCAAGCAAAGACATTAAGAATGATTACTCAGCCGATGTTAGATACGGTATGCTTGCTGGTCTTAATCCAGCACAAGGTCTTATCTTTATGCTACAAGCCCTTGGTGGTAAGTTAATCTCCAAAGATATGGCTATGCGTGAGTTGCCATTTACCGTTAACGTAACTCAAGAATTAGAAAAAATTGAAATTGAAGATATGCGAACCGCTTTACTAGGTTCACTAACAGCATATACACAAGCAATACCACAAATGGCTACACAAGGACAAGATGCATCTGATGTAGTAAGAAAAATTGCTGCGGTAATCAAGGCACGCCAAAAGGGACAGGCATTAGAAGATGCCATTGAGGCAACCTTTGCGCCACAGCAACAGGTCCCTCCTACTGGTGCCTCTAATCCTTCGGTTGAGCAAACGTCCCCTGCTCCCGCTGGTGCTCCAGTAGGAGGCTCTCCATCTCCTGAACAGGGTGGACCACAATTACCACCACAACAAGAGCAAGTACCAGACATACAAAGTCTTTTATCTAGCCTAACATCAAGTGGTGCAGCAAATTCAAGTGTGAGAACTATTCGCCGAAGATAACTAAGTAGGGGACAATGACAGCAATAGTTGGTGTACAGGGTAAAGGTTGGGCTGTCTTAGCGGCAGACTCAATGACTACATATACAGATAGACCATACTTTGCTAAAGGTTGTGACAAGATAGTTAAAATTGGTGAGTATCTGATTGCAGTAGCAGGTGATGCTATAGCAGGAGATATTCTTAATAACTTATGGCAACCGCCTAAGGTAATTAAAACTCAAGATCCAGATAGATTTATGATGATTAGAATATTACCATCTATAAAACAAACTCTAACTGAGGCAGGGTACGACCCAGCACCAAAGAATAAGAATGATGATGATTCTGGGTGGGATGCTTTAGTTTGTTTTAATGGAAAGTTATATCAAGTTAGTGATGACTATGGATATATGCGAGATGATAGAGGATTTTACGGAATAGGTTCTGGTGGAGCATTAGCCCTTGGTGCATTAGTATCAATGGAGATTGAAACCAAAACACACGCTAAGGCAACATCAGCGGCTAAGAAAGCAATTAACGTAGCAATTCAGTATAACATTTGGTGTGGTGGGACAGTTAATATCAAAACTCAATTTACTAAGTAGGAGGAACAATGGCTGGAGTTAAAGGAAAAAGTGGCGGTGCTAACGGCGGACCACAATATAACCCAATGAATGTTTCTGGAACTGGTGGTAAGGGACAATCTGGAACACAGGCAGCAAAATATTATTCAGGATTGCCTTATGGACAAGGTCAAGCAATGTTAGAAAGTCAACGCGCTGCACCTATGGCTGGAACTACTACTGCACCATTAATGAATCCTATAGATTCCTTTCCTCAAGCAACACCATTTTCTGAACCATCAACAATGCCTAACGTTCCAGTTACCGATGGAGCAGCAATAGGTGCTGGCGCTGGTGCTGAAGCATTGATGTTACCAAAAGAGCAAGATAATGATGTTGAAAAACAGAGACTACTATCTTACTTACCAGCCTTGGAGTCGGCAGCACAAAGCCCAAATTCTTCACAAGCATTCCGTAATTATGTGAGAATTTTAAGGGCTAACCTTCTATGAGCGAAAGAGAAGCCGCACAAAAAGCGTATCAAGATAAACAGAAATCTAATAATCCTTCTGCCTTTGATACTATGGGTGCATTTAATAATTATTATGCTGGATGGAATGTTGACTCTTCCAAGTCTTTAGCATTAGATATGGGAAGGTATATTCCTGCAACAAATAGAGCAGACGCTACCGCTCAGTTTAACCAATCTAAAACTCCAGTTACAGATGATGGTAAAGGTTTTTGGCAGAGAGCGTTTACAGGAATAGAAAAAGCCTATAACTTTACAACTCAAACAGTATCTTTTGGTTTAACACTACCTGAAAAAAATAATCCTATATGGAAAGACGAATTTTCACTAGACAAGGTTAAGGAAGCCTGGGATAAATCTAGAGATATATCTACTGGTCGTTCTATTCAAAGAACTCTAGTAGGTAGACCCCTAGATGAACTAGAGGGAATCTTTAGTGGTATAGCAAAGACTGTAAGTTTTGGTAAACTATCTGGTGCTGATAAATTTTTACAAGATCACGTACTATTTGCTGCTAATGATTTTGATATATTTGATAAAAAACAAGCCGAAGAGGCTTTTCGCGAACAGAACTATGGGCGCTTTACATCATTTGGAACAGATGTAGTATCTAGATTTGTTCTTGATCCTACCATTATTGGTGGTAAACTAGTCAAGGGATATAAGTCTTTAAACTATACCGTTAAAGGTGTTAAAGAATTAAATGCTATTCTTGCTGGAGAAAAAACTGGAGCCAGGGCTAATAAAGTAAAAGCAACCTTTAATGACTTTATTGAAAAAACAGATGGTATGGATGCCATTGAATTATTTAGAGTCAAGGCTATTAGAGAGTCTGCTAACCCTGCATCTTTTGCAGACATACTTGCAGATGCAAACAAAATTGAAGATATTGCACTTCGTCACGCAGCCAAAGCAGACATTGTTAAAATGGCAATGGGCGATGCTGGTGCTGCGACTAGATTACTGGCGACTAACCGTACTCTTGCTGTAAAGATTGGTAACTTACAGGACGAAGTTACTGGTGCTAAGTATCTAGGTGCTGGATTAGACAAAGCAAGTGGACAACTTACATTTGACTTAGTTAATAAGGGAACTGATTTAGAAAAAGCCACAGAGAATATACTTTTATACGAAGATGAACTGACTCAATTAACTCAAAAATTAAATGCTGAGGCTATCCTAGATCCTACAAGAATACCACAATTTAATAAAGTATCTGGTATTCGTAACGCTATTTCTGGAAGTCAAAAATTTATTGATCTTCGTGCTGGTGCCGCAGGTGCTCCAGTTCGTGTTTTAACTGGATTTTTCTATAAGCGTCCTAGAGGTTGGATTGACTTTACAGACAATCAATCCGTTCAGACTGTAGACAACCTACTAAGTCGTGTGCGTGGTGTAACGGATAAACAAGAAAAGTCCTATGTATTAGAAATTAACTCTTTAAAAAATAAACTTAACACACAAACTCTTGCACCAACAGAAGTAAAAATACTTAAGAGTAAGATCAAGGGCCTTGAAGATGATTTAAATAAGTCTTCATTTACAATTGAACGCAAGACTGTTTTGTTTAATGAATACGCTGCCGCTACAAATGCAGCAGAACGTGCGAATGCTTTCCAAAAAATTGAACAAGAACTCTTTGATACAGTTGCTAAACAATTTGGATTTGATGAAGGTGATATCCGACAGGCCTGGTCCCTATTTTCAGGTGGACGTGCTAAAGCACACAACATTATTCGTGAAAGAGCATACACTGGCGCTACAAAAACTCTACCAGATGGCCGAGTTGTACCAGTAGGTTCCAAAGCAACCCCTATTCTTGGGTCAGAAGACTTAAAATATATTATTCCACTACCCTTAAATGAAACTCAACTAGTAAAACAGTTGCCAGTTCTTGATATTGACACAATGTATAATGCTTTAACCCGTTTAACTAGAGCACGTCGCTCAGATGCGGCTGGTATTTACTACAAAACTAAGGGTGGAACAACAGATCTTATTGATGGTCTAGATTCATTAATTAAATTTGAGGTTCTTGCTCGTATTGGTTACCCTGTACGTAACGTATCAGAGGGAATTATGCGTATTCTTACCACAACTGGTCCTTTGGCTATTGTTGCTGGCTTAAAAGAATCTAGTCGTAAGTTAATTACAAATAGATTTTCTGGTTCATCACTAGATGATATCTATCGTTGGTCTGACGATGTAAAATTACAGACATATCGTGATGAACTAGATGCTATGCGTGATATTGCCGATGATCCTGACTTAGTTGCTTCTCAAATTAAAGAGATTGATGGTATGCTAGATGGAACCATTAAAGTGCAGGATAAGTTTGGTCTAGGTCTGCGTGAAGTAGATGGCATAACATATGAAGATGCGCTAGGTTCAACACCTGAGCGTGCTGAATTTATTAAGAATAGATTTATTTCTGAATCTGCAAAGATTGTTGATGCTCATTTGTCAAGCAGTAGAAACAAATTAAACAATGTGTTTGAAACTACTGGTGATTTTGTGGTCGTTAAAGGTGATGATCCTAATTGGGCTCAGGCCTATGAGAGAGTAGTAAATCGTCAAGTTCGTAACTCTAAAATTACACAAATTCTTTTACAGAACAAACCAAGAGAACAAGTTATTGATGA